CCACAGAAAAGAAAGACACGTAGCTCCAGAATAACATTAAGCCTAGAGGCATAAATGGAAACTATTATCGGTCTAGGTCAGGCCGGCTGTAACATATCTGAGAAGTTCGCTCAGTATCCACAGTATAATATCTATAGGATTGATTCTGAAAAGAGACCGGGCGCAAAGTTCAAGTACTTGAAACCTAGTACCTCTTTCGAGGATTATGAAATTTCATGCCCTTCTTTCAAGAGATTTTTTAAAGATGCGAAGCCTCCCTATCTTTTTATTGTTGGTGGAAGCGGAGCAATCAGTGGCGCGACTTTGCGAATAATGGAACAACTGAGCAGCAAAGATATATTTGTATTATATATAAAGCCAGATACATCGCTATTGTCTCACACAAAAAAAATGCAAGAACGTATTGTTTTCAATGTCTTGCAAGAGTACGCGCGCTCTGCAGCACTGAAGAGGCTGTTTATAATATCAAATTCGATTCTGGAAGATATCGTAGGAGATGTGCCGATTACAAAATACTACGATGCGCTCAACGAGGTTATTGCCAGCACAGTACATATGATAAACATCTTTAGCAACACAGATCCGGTCATGAGTACAGCTTCTGATCCGGTGTCTCCAGCCAAGATATCAACTATCGGATTACTTGACATTGAGACAGGTGAAAAAAAGTTATTTTATCCTTTGAATATGCCAAGAGAAATGATATACTATTATTCAGTCGATTCAAAACAATTAGAGTCTGATGGCACACTTCTTAAAAAGATTACAGAACAAGTAAAAGATAACGACGATGAAAACTTGAAGGTTTCGTATGGCATATACTCAAATAATTATTCTCAGAATTATGCGTATATTGTGCAACACGCCAGCATGATTCAAGAAATAGAAATATAAAAAAACATTTTACTATCTTTAAAGAGTGATTATATTGAATTCAACAGGTGCTCGGGAGATTGACCGAGTACACTCTACCTAAAAAGGAGATTATTATGGGTATTGATATGGAAAAGATGAGAGCAAAGGCCGCAGCTCTCCAAAATAAAGGAAACGGCAACAAGGAACTATTTTGGCGTCCGCAGGACGGAGAGACGACAATTCGTATTGTCCCAACTCCAGATGGCGACCCTTTCAAGGATTTTTGGTTCCACTACAACGTGGGTAAGAACCCGGGCTTCTTAAGCCCGAAGAGAAACTTCGGAGAAGATGATCCGCTCGATTCATTCGTGCGTAATCTGTACAACGAAGGTACAGAAGAGAGCATCAAGATGGCTAAGTCTCTTTCGGCTCGCCAACGCTTCTTTTCACCCGTCATTGTACGAGGCGAGGAAGAGAAGGGTGTACGTGTGTGGGGCTTTGGCAAAACAGCATATGCTGAGTTGCTTAATCTGGTCTTAAACCCTGATTATGGTGATATCACTGATTCCGAGAATGGTACAGACTTGGTGATTAACTACGGAAAGCCGCCGGGAGCACAATTTCCGCAGACTAGTATCACTCCCCGACGTCGATCTTCTGGCTTAATGCCTACCGAGGAGGCAACAGCAGCTGCTCTGGATCAGATTCCTGATTTTAATACGTTGTTTGAGCGTAAGACTCCGGAACAAGTACAGGCTATGCTGGATGAGTTCTTGCTGGGAGAGGAAGCTTCCTCTGAGGAGACTACAAAGTACTCCTCTGGTGGCTCTCAGAATGCAGTTGACAAGGCGTTCAACGAACTTTTGTCATAAAGTTAAGCCGCAGGAAGGCACGGGATTACAGGTGCCTTATTATTTAAAAAGGATTAATATATAATGAGCGAAGAACAGAAGTTAGAAAATGGACAAGAAGTTAGTGTGCATTATGTTGGTACACTAGACGATGGAACAGAGTTTGATAACTCTCGTAAGCGGAATGAGCCGTTGGTTTTTACGATAGGCGAAGGAGGGATGTTATCTGCATTTAACAATGCAGTCTCTTCGCTAAAGGTAGGAGAAACTAAGAGTTTTAAGTTGGATCCGGAAGAAGCTTATGGTTTTCCACGAGAAGACTTGATTCATGTAGTTCCCAACGAACAGTTTGCCGACTATGAAAATATAGAAGAGGGCACGGTAGTCTTTTCGCAAGATCAAGACGGCCGCCCCCTGCAGGCACGCGTAGAGCAGGTAGGCGAGAAGGATGTTACAGTCGACTTTAATCATGTGCTCGCCGGCCAATCACTTACATTTGAAATCGAGCTACTGGGTGTGGCCTAGGCCTCTAAACTAACTCCGAGTTGAAAAATGCTTCAAGCGCGCTAATTACTTTAGTACAATGGAGACTTTATTAATCACAGCCGTAACCATTTCTGTTTTTTTACTGGGTGTGGCCACCGGAGCTATTTTAGAAAATAGACTAACAGCATGTAAAAGAGAGTACATCATACAGACGACAGGAGAGTTTAGTAGAGAGGCAATAGAAGAAATTTCTATCTCTCTCGCTGAGAAAGTCGAATGTATTGTTCGAAATCCAACATACATTGACTATGGTGTACAAGATCCGGATCGTACTATGGAATTACCAGAGTATGAATCACTAACGGAAGAGTTAAATTTAAAAGAGGAAGAATGGCTAAGAAGACAAAGAAGCTGGGAAGGCTAAGTATTGGAGAGATGAGAAATCTCATTAACAAGAAGGCGGGAATGGAAGTTGCCTTTGATTTGACCAAGGATAATCCAACACAAGTTAAAGACTGGATCCCGACCGGATCTCGTTGGCTAGACTGCATCACTTGCAGGGGCCAGCTGGCGGGAATTCCCATGGGCAAGGTAGTAGAGATCGCTGGCTTGGAAGGTTCAGGCAAGTCTTACATGGCTGCACAAATCGCCGCGAATGCTCAAAAAATGGGAATTGATGTTGTATATTTTGATTCTGAATCAGCAATAGATCCTCAATTTCTAGCTAGCGCCGGCTGCGATGTTAATAATATTCTTTATTTACAGCCGCCTAGTGTGGAGTATGTTTTAGAGACGATTGAAGAGCTACTGGGTTCAAACGACAATCGTATGCTTTTTATATGGGACTCTCTAGCTTTAACACCATCGGTCAGCGACGTCGAAGGCGACTTTAACCCGCAATCATCGATGGCAGTTAAGCCTAGAATTCTGGCGAAGGGTATGGCAAAGCTAACAGTGCCTATTGCTGCATCAAAATCAACGTTTTTGGTATTGAATCAGCTAAAGACAAACATTACTAGCAACGTTGCGGAAGCAATGACCACACCCTATGTTACACCTGGCGGAAAAGCAATGCATTATGCTTACTCGCTGCGTATATGGCTTACGAAACGCAAGGCAAAGGCCTCTTTCATTACCGACGAGAATGGATATCGAGTTGGCTGCGAGGTCAAAGCAACGTTGAAGAAGAGTCGCTTCGGCACCGAAGGCCGTCAGTGTACTTTTAAGATCTTGTGGGGCGGTGACGTTGGAATTCAAGATCAAGAAAGCTGGCTAGAAGCTATCAAAGGATCAGAATCATTGAACCAATCAGGAGCTTGGTATAATTTGGTGTATAAGGATGGAAGCACAGAAAAATTCCAAGCCAGCAAATGGTTAGAAAAGCTCAAGAACGAGAAATTTAAGACTAGGGTATTGGAGATCATGGACGAGGATATTATTTTAAAGTTTGAGAATAGATCTGGAGATGCCAAAGCTTATTATGATATCGATAAAGAAGAAAAATAGTTTACACAACGCTTTGTGTTACTATCTTTAATGTATGGAAAGCGAAGAACCATTTAAGCGACGCAATCACTTGCCCGGCTATACGGTTGAGCCAAGTCTAAAGACAAATAGTTTCTTGAAGACAGCTAAAAGCATGGCTGTTCAAAGTAGCTATGGCAAAATAAGACACGGCGCCGTATTAGTAAAAGGTGGCTCGATAATAAGCGCTTCCTTTAACAAGGATAAGTTTAGTGCTTTTGGAAATCGTTTTCGCAAACAAGGCCTAGGCCCCGCAACACACCATGCAGAGTTGGGTTGCGTCCTAGGAGTAGATCGATCGAAAACAGTTGGTTCTACAGTTTATGTTGTACGAATTAACAAAAAGGGAGAGTATCGTCTTTCGAAACCTTGTCTGATGTGTCATGAAATATTGAAGTTTTGTGGCATCAAGAAGGTTGTGTACACTAAAAATGAAAATGAAATTGAGTGTTATAAACTTTAAAGATCTAATTAGTTTACACGGGGAATTTCATGAAGTTGATAGAAGAAAGGGTTAAACGTTTACTAAACGAAACCGAGCTAGCTCCTTACTATTTTGAAGCTAGGTGTGATCTCGTTTCAGATCCGGCAGAAAACTTGACTGATATCTTGACAGAATTAAGATCTGTCGAGGGTATAACAATCGTCACGGTGCTTGAGCCGGCAATAAAAACTGGACCCAGCAAGGAAAGAACCGTTCTCAGGATTAAGTTTCTAGTTGGAAAAGGACACTCTTTCAATAGTTTTCGAAAGCTGCTACAAAGAAAAGTCACCATGATTGAAGGTGCATTTAGAATTGTAATTAAACAGATTTATGATATTAATCAAAATCTAGTTTATGCTGGATAAAAAAAAGGTGTTATATGCAGAAGCGTTTACTGATCATCGATCAGCTTAACTTGTTTTTTCGCTCTTATATAGTCAACCCTTCGCTGTCTGCTAACGGGCAGCCGATCGGTGGCTTGGTTGGAGTCGTTAAATCTTTACAGAAGATCTGTAGGGAAACTAGACCAGATAAAATTGTGATCTGTTGGGATGGCGAAGGCGGCTCAAAAAAGCGAAAGCTGATGAACAAAGACTACAAAGCTGGAAGAAAACCGATTCGCCTCAACAGAGATATAAGAAATCTCTCTGAGTCAGAAGAGAGGACAAATAAGATTTGGCAGATGCAAAGGATTGTGGAGTACTTTAATTGTATGCCATTGGTTCAGCTGATCTTTGACGGAATAGAAGCTGATGATATCATTGCGCAGATAGTACACATGCCGGAGTATAAGGACTGGCAAAAAGTTATAGTATCAAGCGATAAAGATTTCTTTCAGCTCTTGGGCGAGAACACTGTCTTATACAGGCCGATCCAAAAGCAAATATTAAATAAAAATAATATCTTAGAGCAGTTCAAAATTCATCCTAACAATTTTGCCATGGCCCGAGCCATGGCTGGGGATCGATCAGATAATTTAGAGGGTATTGGCGGCGCCGGCCTTAAGACGGTCAGCAAGAGGTTTCCTTTTCTTTCAGAAGAGAAAAGCAAGACAATCACTCAAGTAGTAGACTATTCTAAAGATCAATTGCGGGAAAATAGTCTTAAAGTTTATCAAAATGTTCTAGAGAAGAAGGACATTTTAGAACGTAACTATCAAATGATGCAGCTTTATGTGCCAAGCTTAAACATTGCTGCCAAAAAAATGATTCGCGAGATAATGAAAGAAGCAGATATTTCTTTCAACAAGACAGAAGTTTTAAAGATGATGACAATCGACGGCTTCGGCGATGTTGACTGGACAGAACTTCAGGCGAGCTTTAGAAGAATCGCGCTTGACAATCAAGCCTGAGTCACTATAATTCATATAATTCATACAAAAGAGAGTAGAAATGACAGAAGAGATTAGCTTTTCTAGGTATGGAAAGTCATTTCAAGAGACACTAGCACAGTTAATCTTGGAAGACCGACCATTCTCGGATCAAATTGAAGAAGTATTGGACATAACATTTTTCGAACTAAAGTATTTAAGATCTTTTGTCAAAAAGATTTACGATTATAGGGGCAAATATAATGTACATCCAACCAAAAAAATCTTAGCCACTATTTTACGTACAGAAATGGATGACGAAAGCGAAGTAATCCAAAAACAAGTGAGAGATTATTTTGCCAGAACCTGCGCGTGCTCAGCAACAGACGAAGAATATATTAAAGATACTAGTTTGGACTTTTGCAAGAAGCAAAAGTTAAAAGAAGCGATGATCAAGTCTGTTGATTTGTTGCAGGCATCTTCATACGATGAGATTGAAAGAATCATAACTACAGCTTTGAGACTTGGAACAGATAATAATTTTGGCCATGACTTCAAGAAAGACTTTGAAAGCCGCTATCTTTTAACTTCTAGAAACCCAGTTAGCACAGGGTGGGAAAAATTAGATGATGTATGTAAGGATGGCTTGGGCCGAGGAGAGCTTGGCGTGGTTATTGCCCCCACTGGCGCAGGCAAGTCTATGGTTTTATCACACTTAGGATCCGTCGCCCTGAAAGCAGGCAAGAACGTTGTGCATTATACTCTAGAGTTATCTGCAGAAAGAACTGGCCAGAGATACGATAGCTGTATTAGCGGAGTCCATCTTTCAGAATTGTTTGGGATGAAAGAGCAGGTTTATGAAACCTGCCTTGATGTTGAGGGCGAGTTGATCATCAAAGAATATCCTACAAAATCTGCATCCGTCAGTACGTTGCGCGCCCACTTAGAAAAATTAAAAAAATGTGATAGAAAAATCGATATGATTCTAGTAGATTACGCTGATTTGCTGAAAACCACATCAAGATACAGGGAGAAAAGAGAGGAACTAGAGTCTATTTAT